GGAAAACTTGCAACTAAACAATTAGAAGATTTTAGAAAGCAAGAGAAGTCCAAGAAATTCTAACAATCGTTAGGATAAGCCAACTCCGTAAGGAGAGCTTCAATCATAACATATAGGAGTAAAATATGTCAGACAATCAAGCTAACCCTGTCAAGGGAGCTGAAACTGATTTACAATCGGCTGCTAAATCTATTGCAGGATTGTTAAATACAGACCCTAGTAAAGTGGTAAAAGAAGAAAAACCACAACAACAAACAGAAGAATTAAAAGTTTCTCCTGAACCACAAAATGAGGAATTGCCACAAGGTGATCAACCTCAGGTACAGGAACAATTGGAAGAAGAAACAGAACAGCAAGTATCTGAAGAAGCTTCCGAAGAAGTATCTCAAGATGAAAACTCTGAGATTCAAAAGGAACAAAATTCCACCTACAAGGTTAAAGTTGCAGGTCAAGAATTTGATGTTACCCTTGATGAGCTAAGAGCAGGATATTCAAGAGATGCGGACTACCGAAGAAAGACGGAAGAACTTTCATCTGAAAGAAAAAACTTCCAGGCTGAATCGGAAAAACAAAGGCAAGACTATTCCCAGAAACTTTCTGAAGTGAATCAGTTGATGGCTTTGGCACAACAACAACTTAATTCTGAATTTAAAAATATAGATTTAGAAAAGTTGTATGAAGAAGATCCGACAGAAGCTGCAAGGATTGAACATAAAATGAGAAAGAGGCAAGAACAACTTACCGAATCTTATGAAAAAGTTAAATCTGAACAGCAAAAACAATTTCAACAGATTGTTTCAGATCAACAAAGACTCTTAGTATCAAAAATACCAGAGTTTGCTGATACTGATAAAGCAAGTTCGTTGAAAAATAATATGAGATCATATCTTCAATCTTATGGTTTTAAAGACCAAGAGATAGGACAGATATACGATCATCGTATTGTGATGTTGGTGAATGATGCAATGAAGTACAGAAATATGCAAAAGATGAAACCAAACTTGGCTTCAAAGATTGCTAAACCTGGAAAAGTGTTATCAAGCGGTGTCAAAAAATCTCAAACTGAAACTAACTTTCAAAAGAAAAGGGAAAAGTTTGGACGTTTAAAAAAATCTGGTAGCATTAAAGATGCTCAAAGTATTTTTTTAGACATGATAACAAACAAAAACAAATAGGAGTATAATACTATGACACAAGTAAGTGGTACTTATAGTACTTATGACGCTGTTGGAGAAAGAGAAGATCTTTCTGATGTTATTTATAACATTTCTCCAACTGATACGCCTTTCATGTCAAGCATCGCAAAAACAAAAGCAACTGCGGTAAACCATGAATGGCAATTAGACTCATTGGCTGCTGCTGCGGCAGACAATGCACAAATTGAGGGTGATGAAGTAGGTTTCTCAGCACCAAGCTCAACAACAAGAAAAGGTAACTACACTCAGATTTCAACTAAATCTGTATTAGTTACTGGAACGTTAGATGCAGTGAACAAAGCTGGTAGAAATTCTGAACTAGCTTACCAAATCTCTAAAAGATCAAAAGAACTTAAAAGAGATATGGAAAGTTCATTAACTGCAAACAACGCACCTGCGGCTGGTGATGACTCTACTGCTAGAGAACTTGCTGGTTTAGGTTCTTGGTTAAAGACAAACCAATCAGCAGGAGCTTCTGGAGCTGCTCCAACTACTTCTGGTGTTAATGCTAGAACTGATGGAACTCAAAGAGCTTTCACTGAAGATCAATTGAAATCAGTTATCAAGTCTGTATGGGACAATGGTGGCGATCCTTCAATGATTATGGTTGGTTCTTTCAACAAGCAAAAACTATCTGGTTTCACTGGTGGTTCAACTAGATTTGACCCAGCAGAAAACAAAAGATTAGTTGCGGCTGTTGATGTATATGAATCTGACTTCGGAGCTATGCAAGTAACTCCAAACAGATTCCAAAGAGCTAGAGATGGTTTCGTAATCACTCCAGATTTATTCGCTGTTGCGTTTTTAAGAGATTTTGCTCTTGAAGACTTAGCGAAAACTGGTGATGCTATGAAGCAATTCTTAGTTTGTGAATACACACTAGAATCAAGAAACGAAGCTGGGTCAGGAATTATTGCTGACTTAACAACTGCGTAATCTTTGATTATATTAAGTGGGGGAGCAATCCCCCACTAAATTAACCTTTCGTTTGGTCTTTGAAGTCAATCAAGGCGGAACGAAGCAAACAAAGGAAAAAACTATGAGAACATTAAATGACTATTTCTTAACGGTTAAAATGGATGACGTATCTACAGCAGGTTCTGTATATGTCGTTGCTCCAGATGGCGGTAAGATTATAAAAATCCAATCAGTAATTGATGGTACTATCGCAACTGACGATGCTGCTATTACTACTGAGATTAACGGAACTGCTGTAACTGGCGGAGCAATCACAATTGCTTATGACGGTTCTGCTGCTGGTGATGTAGATTCTACAGAGCCTACTGCTGCAAATTCTGTTGAAGAAGGTGATGTAATTGAAATTATTACAGATGGTGCTTCTACAAACACTGTAGCTGCAACATTTACAGTAATTATTAGAAGATAATAATATTTAGGGGGTGGAAACACCCCCAAAAATAAGTATAGATTAATTTAATTAGGAGAAAAAAAATTATGGCTGGAAACTCAACTGATCCACTATTCGCTGTTGTATCAACTGAAAAGCTATCTTACACAGGTACTGCTGATCAAAGTGCTGCTTTCGCAAGTGGTATTCATCATATTAGAATTGTAGCAACATCTGATTGTCATTATGCAATTGGTGCAAACCCAACTGCAACAGCTAATGACACTTATTTACCTGCTGACACTGTAGAAAAGATTAGAGTCAATCAAGGTGAAAAGATTTCTGTTGTTCAAAACTCTGCTGGTGGAGATGCTTTTATTACTTCTTTGTCTAAATAATGGCTAAGAAGAAAGGTAATGTCTTTGGCAAAATTATTCATTATGAAAAAACTCATAAAGGAACAAGTCAAGGAAGAAAACCAATCACCTCAACTATGAACAAACATAAAAGACGTTCATGGAAAAAATATAGAGGACAAGGCAAACCATGAGTAAACGATTTGTAGAACAAGACGGATTAGTAAAAACAACTTATCATTCAGACGATATGAATAGACAAGTTGTGATTGAACGAAATGTTGATTACAAACCAATCATTGAACATAATAAAAAAATGTACAATCACAATGATGGGTATTCTAAGTCAAGAGATTTAAAAAGAGTTGCATCTATTCCTACATTAGTTTTAGAATTATGGACTAAAGAATATAATGGAACAGGTAATTGGTTTGCTTTACCAAAAGACGTACAAACAAAAATTCTAAAAAAGAAATTAAACTCAAGTGAGTTTCAATATTTTAGAACAGCACCAGGAAGATTATAATGGCATTAAATACTTATACAGCACTTAAATCAGCAATTGCTAATTGGTTAAACAGATCAGATTTAACTGATGAGATTGCAAATGATTTTATTGTTTTAACAGAAGCTGACTTTAACTCTAAATTAAGAGTAAGAGAAATGGTTACTGAAACAACATTAACTATTGATGCAGAAACAGTTGATCTGCCTTCAGGATTTTTACAAATTAGAAACTTATATATTTTATCAGGTTCAACAAAATACCCAATTACTTATATGAGTCCTTCACAAATGGATTCTACTAAAGGAACATCAACAACCGGTATTCCTCAAAGTTTTACGATACAAGGAACAAAATTAAGATTTTCTCCAAAACCTGATTCTACATATACAGGTTATTTAAATTATTATAAAAGATTTGATCCTTTATCATCTTCTAATACAACAAATTATATTTTAACTAATCACCCATCTATTTATTTGTATGGAGCATTATATCATGCAACTAACTTCTTAGGTGGAATAGACAAAACATTAGTCGCTAAATGGCAACAAATGTACACTACTGCATTAGAAAGATTAGAATTAAATGACAGGGAAGATCAATTCTCTGGTTCACCTTTGCAAATCCGTTCTCAAGATACGATTAGTTCAAACTTTGGGGGTAGGTAATGCAATTAAAATTTGGTGAATGGCTTCCTGATCAACCACCGCACAACAATCCAGGTGCAAACGTAGCAACAAACGTTTACTTTGCTAAAGATGCCTATAAAAGATTTCCTTCTCTTGTTAGTTATAGCTCTAATAACATTGGAGCTGATTGCAGAGGTGGTGGTTCATTTAGAGATGGTGCAGGTGATGTGTTTAACTTTGTTGCAACAAATACAGATTTATATCAACTTGATGGTGGAACATTTACTTTAAGAAAATCATCATTAACAGGAACAGATACAGATTTTTGGACATTCACTCAATTTGGCAATTATGTGATTGCAAGTAATGGTGTAGATGCACCCCAATATTATTTAATGGGTACATCAACTAACTTTGCTGATCTATCTTCTATTGCAACAGATGGAACACCACCAAACTTTAGAACAAGTGGTGTTATAAGAGATTTTTTAGTTACAGGTAACCAAGCTTCAAATTCAAACAGAGTTCAATGGTCTGGTATCAATGATATTGGAACATGGAATCCTGGTGCTAAATCTGCTGACTATCAAGACCTTCCAGGTTCAGGTGGAGAGATTGTAGCGATTACTTCTGGAGAGATTGGTTATGTGTTTAGACAAAACCAAATAGTTCGTATGGACTTTGTAGGTGGTGCAACGATATTTAGATTTTCAGTTATCTCACCAAACAGAGGAGCTGTTTATGGTCAAACTGTTTGCCAAGATAATAGAAGGGTTTTCTTTTATGCAGATGACGGATTCTTTGAAATTAATGGAGATAACGTTATTGCAATTGGTGCAGAAAAAATAAATCGTTTCTTTGAAAATGATTTAAACAAAGCGTTTAGTGATCGTATTGTTGCTGCTACTGATCCATTTAATCAATTAGCATTATGGTTATATCCTTCTAAACAAAATACGAATAATACAACAGGTATTTGTGATAGAATTTTAATTTACAATTATGCTACGCAAAAATGGTCATTAGCAGAATCTAGTTCATCATTTATATTCTCTCAATTCGTTGGTGCATATACTGTAGAACTTATGGATATTATTTCTCAAAACTTAGAGAATATTAATATTGCATTAGATACTGACTTTTGGTCTGGTGGACAAAGATATTTAGGAGCAATTAACAATAGTTATGAAGCTGCTATTTATTCAGGAACAGCAAATGAAATAGAAATAGAAACGTCTGAAGTAGAACTTTATCCTGGATATATTTCTATGATAGAAGGTATTAGACCTATTATAGATGCTGAAGCAACAGTATCAGTAAAAACTAGAAATAGATTAGCTGATAGTCCTACGGCAACAGCTTATGCCTCTATGCAATCTGACGGACTAAATAATATAAGAACATCAGGTAGATATATAAGAGCTAATATAAAAGTAGCATCTGGCACAACATTTTCTGATGCACAAGGTGTGG